GAATAAGTTTGAATTGAGTATCGGTATAAGAACTATACTACCTGAAGATTCAACTGAGAACGATCCACCATATTATATATCACCGATAGAAGAAGAACCGATTGACTCAACTTGGATACTACCAGATTCACTAAGGAGAAATTAATGAATAGTTTATTATCAGGACTAATATTGTTCTCAAGTTTTGCTATGAGAACACCAAATGATGAATCAATCACGAAAGATGATTATGAATTATCACTTGGTTTTAAATCTAAGACTATCTATCTCAAACGAGATTGGGAACGTGAGTTAGGACAAAACTATATTGATGATGAGATGTGGTTTACTTGGACACCAAGTATTTTTTATATCAAACCTCAATATGTAAACAAAACTTCTCGTGATTTAAAATATACCAAGCTAGACGCTAGATATAAAAAGGATTGGTTTAGTATTGGTTATACGGGATTTTATTCTGAAGATAAACTAGAACAAGGAACTTCTATTGGTGTTTCTAATAAGAAACAAATCAATTCTCATTTTGAATTGATAACCAAACTTGACGCATATTATTTCAGAGATGATGTTCTTGAAGTAGATAGGTTTGATAAAGAGGCTAATGTTTCATTGAATTGGAAACTGACTAAAAAAATAATACTTAATAATATTGTAGATTACAATGATGTTAAGGGAAAACAATTTTATAAATTTAAGGTCGGTTTTGAGTATTCTTTATAGTTATTTAGTAAATAGCTGGAGAACTTAATGGAACTTTCTGAGATTAAAAATAAGTTGGAACAATCCTACAATGAACAAGATTGGAACATTGTTGAGGAAGTAATAGATTCTTTATCTTATCACGTAGAGATAAATGATTATGGTGATGATGAATGGGCAAATCCTGAAGAGGATGAGATATAAATATGGGGCTGACATTGGTTTCGACAGATGTTATTTGACAATAAAGTGCAACAGAGTATGAGTAGACTCTTAAATAAGACTCACCAAACTCAAATGGCGATACTTCGCTACAAGGGTTGGAAATCGATTGGCACTTAGCCAATTCTGAAATGGGATTTGACAATTTCGTTGAACCTGTTTCTGATTCTCAACCATCTTACGCAAACGCATAAGATACTGAGTTACTTGGTACTCGGTCATAAAATAAACCAAGATGATCAAGTCTTTAGTTAGAGGGAAGTTAGACATTAAAGAAACTACCAGTTTTCAAGACCTGTATATAACTTGACAAAGGTTGTGGATGACTAAAATTTGGAATCCAACTAAGTTGTGAATGACTTTATCGAGAAAACATTTGGACGCGGGTTCGATTCCCGCCAGCTCCACAAAAAATGAGGTTTTAAGTAAACAATATGATATTTATAGATAAGAAAAATAACGAGGATATGATTATGATGAAGAACCTAAGAGAGTTATTAGTATTAGGTTTTGCAATGATAGTTATAGCGAACGGATTTATTTGGAAAGAAATGTTTCGTTCATATAAAGACAAAATAATGAGTGAGTCTTTGAAAAGAACAAAAGAACTTACTCTTAGAAATGAGAAATTAGAATCTCTCATTTCAGAACATAAGCTTGAAGGAATGGATGTAACTGTAACAATGTATCATCCAGTAGCTCGTCAGACTGATTCTACACCGAACATTCTCGCGGATGGAACGCGTATCAGAGTACATAAGGCTAGTGAGTACCGATTTATAGCGGTGAGTAGAAATCTTTTGAAGAGATGGGGTGGATGGTTAGATTACGGTGACTTCATATACCTAAGAGGCACAGATGATAAAGATGGTATGTATCAAGTTAGGGATTCTATGAATGCGAGATTTGTAAATCGTATTGATATATTGGAATCTCCCGGTACTAAACCATACAAGTTTACTAGCGCTCAAATCGTAAAGACAACTAACTTTGTTGCTGGAATTGAAAATAATTAAAAAAGTGCTTGACAATCCTCAAAAAATGTCGTATATTATAGTATAATAAATTGATAGGTTACAACACATTGAGTAAAAACAAACCGTTTTACGAAAAATCCGATATTACAAATCCAAAGAATACAATTAATATCACATATGGAGAACTTTTGCAAAAGAGTTCTGATGAAGTTGATACGTGGATTGATGAATTACGTGATTATGTAATTACCAATTGGGACAAGGGACAACCACCTGTTATTGGTCAAAACGAAGAAGACATTATTAAGAAGTGGAATAAACTTCACGAAGTGAACGTAAATGATTTCTACACAAAGAAGACTGGTGTTATACGAAACTTTAACAAGTTGGCTAGTGGTGTGAATCAATTCTTTCCCACGATGTTAAAGACAAAGATTTCTACGGGCGTTAGTAGTGATAACGCTCATTCCATATATGATATGTTTAGTGATGATAATCTTAGAGATAAGTTTTCCAAGGCCATGAAACGTGGGTTATACAAAGATAGTATGTATAGTTTTGGTAAGACATTGAAACGAAAAGATGTGGGTGATGTAGAGGATTACATTAATAAAATAAACAACGATAAAGATTTCGGTCTCACTATTATTCAACAGAAAAATAAACATCAAGTAAGTGAAAATGGAACGTGGTTAAGTTTTACTGGTACTCAAGTACAAGAATTATTAGATAAAAATATATTAACTAAAGATAATATCAGAACATTAGATGGTGTAGAGTTAGATGATACTATAGTTTTAAAGAATGGTCAAACAAGATATTATCACTATCATTGTAGACAATACAATCGTAATCAAAGAATCTTTCCAACGGCATTACAAATCTTTAGATTGGGTTTGGGACAGCCGGCGGTTAACTTTCCAGCATTAACTGCAAGATTTCTATATGAACATTTTACAGAACATATCAAGGGTGATGTAATAGTGTATGACCCGTCAGCTGGTTGGGGTGGAAGAATATTAGGAGCCATGTGTACTAATAGAACATTACACTATATAGGTACTGATCCCAATCCTGATAATGTTGGAAGATATGAGAACGTAGCTGAGTTCTATAATACTCATTGTAACCAAGATAATCGATTTTGGGGTGATAGAGAAAAGAACACGTATAGCGTATTTACGAACGGTAGTGAAGAGATATATAACAATTCCGAATTTCGTAAATACGAAGGTCAAGTCGATTTCGTCTTTACTTCACCACCTTACTTTAACCGAGAACAATACTCTCAAGATGATAACCAATCGTTTAAGAAATTTTCGGCGTACGAAGATTGGCGTGATAACTTTCTTAGACCGACCTTGACAACGGCGTACAAGATGTTAAAGGATGACCGATATATCGCTTGGAACATTGCCGACATCAAGGTAGGTTCTAATAAACCTCTAATTCCATTAGAACAAGATAGTATTGATGTTATTGAATCATTAGGTGGTAAGTACATCACAACTTACAAAATGTTAATGACACGAATGGTTGGACTTAAACCAACACAAGGAAAGAATTCTGTGAAACATGATGGTAGTTATTTTAAATTTGAACCAATATTAATATTCAAGAAAGGATAAATATGTCAAAAGATAAAGAGATAAAAGTTGGAGATTGGGCTCTACCAAGAATAAGTGGTCTTGTAGAACGAGGAGATCCACCATATCAAGTTAAAGAAATTACTGATGAGGGTAAGTATATTATAGTACAGACGATTGGTACTTACAAACATCAATTAGAATTACCAAAGGAGAAATTAAATAGGTTATGAAAAATCTAACTGAACAACAACTAATAGACAATTATCAAAAATTGATTGATATTGTTGAAGATACGTTTGAGGGTGAACGAAAAGAAAATCTTTTAAAGATGTACAAGTTCTTTGAAGATAGAATCATAGTAGCACCAGCAAGTGGTAAACCAAATTATCATTATTGTTTTGCAGGTGGTTATGTAGAACACGTATTACATATTGTGGACACGGCAAAAAAGTTGATGAAGGTGTATGAATCAATCGGAGCAGTAATAGATTTTACTGAAGAGGAATTGGTGTTTTGTGCTTTACATCACGACTTAGGTAAAGTTGGTGATTTAGAGAATGAATATTATTTACCACAAGAAGATGATTGGAGACGAAAGAAATTAAATGAATGGTTCACTCATAATCCTGAGATGCAATACATGGGTGTTACAGATAGGGCTATATGGTTACTACAACATTTTGATGTAAAGATTTCACAATTAGAATTCTTATCTATTAAAGTTTCTGATGGTATGTATGATGATGCAAATGTTCAGTATTTAAAAACATTTAAACCAGAAAATAGTTTTCATTCAAGTCTACCATACTTGATACATTGGGCTGACCACATGGCCACGAGAGCAGAATATACCGAGTGGAAATATGGTGAAACTAAATCAAAAGAAAATGTTCAGAAGGCTGTGAGTAATATTAAAGATGCTGTATCTAAAGAAGTAAAGAAGATTGAAACAACACCTGCTGAGAAAAAAGAAAACGCAAAGGATTTATTTGACGAGTTATTTGGTGAAAAATAAAATCTTTAACGAGGATTGTTTAGACACAATAAAAAGAGATTTACAATATGACTATTGTTTTTTCTCACCACCCGATTATGATGAATTAGGAATTACACCTATAAAGGATGATGAAAAATATTTTGGATGGATGAGAGACATATATTCTAATTTAAATCCACGTAAAAATGTTGTGACAATTGTCGTTAGTAATCGTAGATATAATAGAAGAACTATTCCAAAACATGAATATGTAACTTCAATAATGAAAGATTTAGGTTATGATTTATTGAATGAAAAGATTTGGGAGAAGTCAAAAGAAATAAATATGTATCGTTATAATTACGCATTTGTTTTGTGTTATGGTAAAAAGAATTTTAAATCAAAAAATACAAAACAATTTAAATACGATATTTGGTTTCATCCATTTGAATCGTATAGAGGGTATAGTTATAATTTTTCTAAAGATATGGTATCACGATGTATAGAAAATTATACAGAAGTAGGTGATGTAGTTTACGATCCTTTCATTGGTGTTGGTACTACTGCATTAGCATGTTTAGATACCGAAAGAAATTATTTAGGTTCTGAGATTGATTCGGAAGTTTATGAACTTTGTATGAATCGAATAGAACAAGAACAAAGGAGTACAAAATGGTTTTAGATATATTATTTGGAATCGCAATAATATCAACGTTAACACTTGGTTATACAACTTGGAATCAATTCCAAAAAGTAGAACGATTAGAATCTTGGATTGAGAATTATTCTGCAAGAATAGTACAAACAAAAAATGTACTTGATGAATTAGATTCAGAGGGTAAGTTCGAATCCGATGATGAAATCGGAGTTGTATTTCAAGGAATACAAGAAGCGATAAATGATTTAACAACAATAACAGAAAAGGAAATATAAATGCCTCGTAAAGCAAAAAAGAAACAATACTTTACTCAAATCACAGAGAACGCTATTATTCGTCATAATAAAGAAACTCGTCCACATATGAGGGAGAGAATTTACAATGACCATATTCGATTTGCATTTGAAAAACTTGCTGAAAACATTATTCATACATTTAAGTTTTATTACTTTGATGTTCCAAGTGAGGATGTGAAGCATGAGGTGGTTAGCTTCCTTTATATGAACATGCATAAGTTCGCTGAGGGTAAGGGTAAGGCGTTTTCTTATTTTAGTATTGTTGCAAAGAATTACTTAATCCTACATAACAATAATAACTACAAACGAATGAAACAACATGATGACTATTCTGTTACTGATTATAAAAGAAATCCGATAACTGAGATGAAATCAAAAGATAGGAATGAAATGAATGTTGAATACATTGAAGTTTTGGCAGACTATTGGAAAAATAATTTAACAACCGTATTTAAACGAAAGAAAGATTTAGATGTTGCGAATGCAGTTATTGAGTTGATTGATATGAAAGATAGGATTGATAATTTTAATAAAAAGGCCTTGTATATTTTAATTCGTGAAATGACGGGCTCCAATACACAACACATTACTCGTGTTATTAATGTGATGAAAAAACATCACACGTCTCTCAAGAAAAACTTTGAATTTAGTGGTTCAATAGACACTAAATTTACAGGAAGTTTTCTATAACAAAAAAGGGGAAATCAATTAAGACTTCCCCTTTTTATCTTTTATCCGATTAGTACTACTTACGGAATAAACCCACCAACACCAACAATGCGACGAGCCCTGCGAACCCAGAATCGCCGAACTTGTTTATGATAGATGTCAGGTTACCGATAACATTTACACCAAAGATTCCACTTCCAAAGATTACTTCAGAAACAGCACCGATGGTAACAAAGGAAAGTAGAAGATGAGCTACATCATCTACCCAACCCTTGACGAGTGTTATGACTTCCTTCATTGGTTAATCTCCCGTTAGTTATTGTCATATGTCGGTTATTTTTCCGACAATAATAACTATTGTATATATTTCTTAAACGATTTCAGTATATATTTATATACTACTATTTTTTGGGTTGCCTATATTTATTAATGTAATAATATAGGTAATCTTATGGCAATAGATTTCGAAGTATTCGAGGGAAAAACCCTTTCAGATGTATTCAAGGACATCTACGATAATTCCAAACGAAATAAAGAACAATTAGAAGTCTTGATGAAAGAAGTAGTTCAGTTTATTAAAGATGGTGATACAGCTGTGCAAATCATTCCTATGTTGAAAGAGTATTTAGAAATCAATGTAAAGAATGATGAACAACTTGTTAAGTTGGCTACAGTTGTTCAAAGAATTGCAACTGCAAATAGTAAGGGTGATTCTGCAGAAGAGTTCGGATTATCTGATAAAGAAAAAGAACAGTTATTAAGAGATATAGAAGACGTTGCCAAGGGAACACAAGACATAACAGATAATATCACAATACCGAAAGAAAATTAAATGGCGTTTATTAATAGGAAAGATGACAATATACTTCCTTCCAAAAAAATTATTTTTACTGCGTCACAGCTTAGAGATTATTTAAAACAAGTAGAACAAGATATTAAGTTTTACGAGTTAGAAATGGCTGAAGTTGTTGAGGTTCATTTGGATGAAAATAAATCTTCATTTCCAAAAACGTCTGAAGGAAACCCAAACTATGCTTATATGGGTGGAATCTTAGCAAGATTTATAACAAGTGAACATGGAAAGCCAGTTGATTACTTAGAAGATTGTAAACCATTAAATCCTAATATTATGACCTATCCTCTTGTTGGTGAAATTGTTTATCTTACACAACTTCCAGGCACGATAGGTAATAAAAGTAGATTTTACTTTAGTCCATTTAATATTACTGGAAGTCCTTCTCGAAATTTAAAACCAAACATTAGTATTCTAAATAAAAGAAATCCTGAAAGGGTTTATCGAAGATATAAATCAGAAGACGAACATAAAGTAGTTGTCAATACCGATAGTGGTGATGACTTTCTTACTGGTTATTATCATCAACCAAAATCATATCCAAGATTAAGACCTGAAGAGGGTGATGTAATCATTGAGGGAAGATTTGGAAACACCATAAGATTGGGTGGTGATAAGGAAATGGAAGAAGAAGGAATTACCGAATCATCTAAAATAACTTTACATACAGGTTTAAAACAAGACTTTGTAAATAAAGGTGGTAAAGTACGTCCACAAAAAGAAAACTTTTTAAGAGATACATCTTCCACGATATCTATTGGGACTATGAATAAACAAAATATTTCTTTAGCATTTACACCTCAAGTAGATAATTTTGTTAAATTTCCTATGTCTGAAATATTTATTAACAGTAATCAAATTATGTTAAATACAAAAGGAGCTGGAAATATTGGACTATTAAGTAGTGGTAATATTTCAATCGGCTCTCTTGGTCAAACCGTAATAGAATCACCTGCAAACGGAGCTATAAAAGTTGGTGGAGATGACGCTTCAGAACCAGGTGTACTTGGTAAAGAATTAAAAAAGGTACTTGATATACTTTTAAAGGCTGAGATTCAAAAGAATACTGCAACCATTGGTAAAAATACAGCAGAGATTTTAGTTAAATCAAATGCTGGAGATATACCAGGAGCAACTAAATTAACTAAAGAGAACATAAAGTTACAAGAACTAAATACGGAAATGACTGGAATGATAGCTAGTGGCCCATATTTAAGTAAAATTGTAAAAGTAAAATAATAGGAGTTATTATGACTAAAAAGGGACTCGTAAAAATAATACGAGAAGTAGTTAAACTAGAAGTAAAAAAAGAAGTAAGTAAGATACTTATTAGTGAACAACGCACTTCAGCGGTATCTTCAAAAAAATCTAAACCTATTGTTAGAAAAAAACCTGTAAAGAAAGAAGTACAGTATACATCTAACACAGCACTAAACGACATTTTAAATGAAACCGTTGGTGGTATTGAGGGTAATAGAACTTCTGAATTTGATGAGTATCCAACAATGGGTGGTGGAGCATTCGATTCAACACGAGCAGCTGAATTGTTAGGATACGGAGATACTACGGGAGCTGGTAATGATAAAGAACTACAACGACAAGTTGGTGCAGTTCAAACTATGAAAGATGCTGGTGTAACTACAGATCAAGTTCCTGAAACTGTAATAAATGCTTTAACAAAAGATTATTCAGCTGTTATGAAGGCAATAGACCAGAAAAAAGGAAAAAATGGCGAATCATTTCGTCCATAGGAATAAATAATGGCGTCAATACGAGAATTAAATGAAAACGATGATGTATTTGTTGGAATTACACTTCCACTTAAACCTGGAAGAACTGGTCATTTTCAACAATCTAAAACTCTAAGAGAACAGGCATATAGTAATTTAAAAAATCTTATATTGACTGCCAAAGGTGAACGTTTAGGACAACCAACTTTTGGTTGTGATATTCAAACTCTAATTTTTGAACCTATCATAGAAACTTCGGCTGATACTATTGAGGAGTCAGTTAGAGATGCGGTAAGTAATTGGTTACCATACATAACAATTCAAAATGTGTTTGTTACTTTTGAAGGTCAAGATAATAACAGAATAAGATTACAAATTGAGTATTCGGTAACCATCGATGAACCAGATTCACTCGACACAATAACATTTAATTTTAATGTAGGAATATAAGATGCCAGATTATGGGACAAATAAAAAATCAATTTCTAAAGAAGTACGATACGTTGGTAGAGACTTTACTGCAATAAGACAGAATCTTATTGAGTTCGCTAAATCATATTTTCCAAACTCATACAATGACTTTAATGAAGCATCACCAGGTATGATGTTTATTGAAATGGCAGCTTATGTGGGTGATGTGTTGAATTATTATGTGGACAATCAATTTAGAGAATCTCTATTACATGCGGCAGAAGAAAAGAAAAATATTTATAAAATCGCACAATCACTTGGATATAAACCAAAAGTATCTCATCCATCAACTGCTGTTTGTGAATTCCGAGTAGAGGTTCCAGCAACCACCGATGATAATATTAATTACAAACCAGATTTAAATTATGCTCCAATCATAGATGGTAATAGTTTATTTGGTGCATCTAATGGTTCTGAATTCAGATTAATGGACGATGTAAATTTTGCAGCATCCTCTTCCCTTGATAGAACAGCTGTTCAAATTTCTAAACTGGCTGATAACGTACCAACTTATTACATTCTTACAAAATCAGGACTTGTAGAGTCTGGTAAAAGAACTTCCGAAACTTTTACATTTGGAAGTGCAGAAAAATTTAATACCATAGTTTTAAGTAATTCTAAAACTGTTGAAATTATATCTGTTACAGATTCAGATGGAAATAAGTGGTACGAAGTTCCTTTCTTGGCACAAGATACTGTTTTTGAATCAGTATCAAACTCTTCAGATAATGATCCTGAGTTATCAACTTTTTCAAATGACACACCGTATTTGTTAAAGTTGATTAAGTCTTCTCGTAGATTTACTACATATGTTCGTAGTGATGGAAAAACAGAATTAAGATTTGGTGCAGGTATTAGTAATAATCCAGATGAAGAAATTATTCCAAATCCAGATAACGTTGGTAGTTCACTTGCAACAGGTTTATCTAAACTTGATGAATCATTTGATCCAAGTAACTTTTTAAAGACACGTGCATTTGGTCTATCACCAAGTAATACTACTTTGACTGTGATTTATACTCATGGTGGTTCAGTTGACGAAAATGTTTTAAGTGGTGAAATAAATGCAAAACGAGTTGTTAATTTTACACTTAATGAAACTGGTTTAGATTTATCTGAAGTAAACGCTACGAAGAATAGTTTAGCGATTACTAACTTAGAACCTGCTAGTGGTGGTTCTGATGGTGAGACCGATACAGAGATTAAAGAGAATGCATTAGCATATTTTAACTCACAAAATAGGGCTGTAACAAAAGAAGATTATATTACGAGAGTGTACTCACTACCACAGAAGTTTGGAAATATAGCAAAGGCATATATAGTTCAAGATGAATCTATTTCAAATCGACAAGTTGTATCGGAAGATGGTCAGAGTACCACAACTGCAGTTTCTAAAATACCTAATCCGTTAGCTATGAATTTATATATGTTAGGTTATGATAGAAATCAAAATTTAGTTAGACTTAATAAGGCAGTAAAAGAAAATGTAAAAACTTATTTGTCACAATATAGATTGATGACTGACGCAATAAACATCCGTGATGGATATATGATTAATATTGGAGTGAAGTTTGCAATAATCACACAACGTGGTTTTAATAAAAATGAAGTTTTATTTAATTGTGTAGAGACAATCAAAAACCACTTTGACATTAAGAAGTGGCAGTTTAATCAACCAATTATCACGAGTGATATTGCATATAAGATTTCATTAGTGGATGGTGTTGCGAGTGTTGTTCCACCAATAAATGATAATCCACAAAAACAATTAGTATTGATAGAAAATAAATATAAATATTCAGAAGGATATTCAGGTTATGTGTATGACTTACAATCAGCAACCAAAGATGGTATTATTTACCCATCATTAGATCCAAGTATATTTGAAGTTAAATTTCCAAACTCAGATATTGAGGGTAGAGTAGTAGGAGACATTTAATGTTTTATTTTGAATATCCATTAGTAGATGCAACACTATATGAGGCGACACCGAGTTCTTCGATAAATACAGGTCTCGATGAAATATTAGAAGTACGAAAAGATATGAATGATAGCGGTACTCAAATTGATGTATCAAGAATTTTAATTAAATTTAGTTACAATTATATTTCTTCGTCTGTACAAGATGGTACTATACCAAGTACTGCAAAGTATTATTTAAATCTATATGACGCAGCATCTACTGAGTTGGCAGTAGAACAAGAATTATACACTTACATTGTCAGTCAGAGTTGGGATGGTGGTACTGGTTACTATAGTAGAGATCCTATTAGAAGTGATGGTGCAAGTTGGAAGTATCGTGATAATGACACCACTAAATCTGAATGGGTAAGTGGTAGCACGACTCAAGGTGGTACTTGGTTTACTTCAAGTATAGGTGGAACTGATTCAGAATACAATGTGAGTGCATCACAAACTTTATATTATGAGACTCAAGATATTAGAATGGATATTACTGATTTGGTAAAGTCTCATATCTATTCAAGTTCTGCATATCCTAATAATGGATTCATTGTTAAGAGACAAAATTTACCCACATCTGGAGGTGCAGTAAGTATATTTGATCCTTCATTATCAAGTGGTTCTGCAGAGGGGGACACAACTTTTTATGGTAATCTAAAGTTTTTCTCAAGAGAAACTAATACAATCTATTCACCAAAATTAGAAGTAGAGTGGGATGATTCAAGTTTCTCGACTGGATCAAGTTGGTTGGCACCAATTTCATCATCAGAATTAGAAAACTTGACAGTTTATTTTAAAAATTTAAGAGATGAATATAGAGAGAAGTCTAAGGCTAGAATTAGATTTGTTGGACGTGAATTATATCCTGAAAGAGGATTTTCATCAACACCTGCAGCACTTACTGTTAAACATTTACCAAGTGGTAGTGGAGCTATGGGACATGGAACTTATTACTCTGTTAAAGATGCACACACTAATGAAACAGTAATACCATTTAGTACTGGTTCACTTGTTAGTTGTGATGGTTCTGGTAATTATTTTAATGTTTGGTTTGATGGGTTCCAACCCGAAAGACACTATAGATTTTTAATTCAAGTCATAAGTGGTAGTGGTGCTGACCAACAAAAACTGATATATGATGATGGATATGAATTTAAAGTTGTGAGGTCGTAATGGCTACTAATTATTTGAGTGCATCACTTTTGTCTGACACATATGGGACTATGTTGACAGCAGACGACAGAGAAAACGAACGACAGATATTATATGCTTTTGAAAATGCAAGAGTTAGTGGTTCACAAATAACTCCTGAAAATCTATTACGAGATGATAATGGATTACTACTGAGTTTTTCTGATTCGGAAAACAATGCAACAGAATATTACTGGCAACTTAAAAGAATACCTAACACAAAACCAAAAATAGTATCGGGAAATATTAATTCTATACTAAAAGAAAAAAGGGTATTTTCAGAATTTCAAAAAAGTGAACCAACTCCTGAACCATCAACATTATCTGATTTAGAAAAAACATTACAAGAAAAAATAAAATTATACGAAGAGTTAATAGCAGACGCACAAGGGGAAGATTAAAATGCCTGACGTAAAGGGATTATCAGACGGAGATAAATCGTTATTAAAATCATCACAAACAACTAAAAGTAATTTTGGTAAAGGTGCTGATTATGCGAGAATATACGTATATGATTACAAAGATGAATCATTAGTAACCACTTTTGATGCACCCTCTTCCGCGTTTCGTTTTGAAGGTAGTTCTATAGATATAAACATCGGTCAACATTTACGAAGTAATGGTATTACTGACGGTGAGTATCGTGTGGTTTATTATTTTTACAGAGCATTGGCTGGTAGTGATGGGACTATTACAGAACGAGGTATTACATATCCAAACAAATATTTTCTTTCAAGTATATCTAAGGATAGAACTGAAGTAGAAATAAGACCAAGTTCAGCAATTAATTTATTTGGATATCAAAATGGATTAGGTGCAGTAAATGGATTTAAATTATTTCAAAATGTTCCTAATGTAAATGCTCAATGGACGTTTTCAAATCCAGATCAAAATGAAGGTCAAATCTTATCTTTAGCAATCGCAGATAATGAACCTGGATTTACAAAAGATATGACAAATGGAACGATAACCATTCCTAAAGTTTACGAAGTAGAGGAAGTTATTCTACCACCAGAATTAACTGCAGATCCTAATTTTGATAAAGACTTAATTTCATATTCGGAAAACCCTACAGATATCCCACCAGTTGAGCAAGGTGGAGCTCCACCTCAACCAGCATCTCCATACCTACATAGTGACGGAAAAAAATATATTTGGACAAGATTTAATGAACCATTGTCAAGTGAAAAAGGTACTTCAGAGTATAGTAATCCTAATATTGTAGCACCATTTTATGGATGGAAAGAAGATGAAACATATGTTTCTTCAACAAAGACAATACGTACAAAAAGGGATTTTGTTGCCACTATAAGAAAGGTATTGGGTAAAACTCAATTACTACTGAGTAAAGATTGGCAACAAGGTAAAGAAGAAATTGAAAGTGAATCTACTGGTGAATTTCCTAAAGTAACAAACTCATGGTCTTCAAAAGTTTCATATAAAAATGGATACATAACATATTCAGAAAATAGAGTTGACGATTTAACCACCTATTTGATGGTTGAGGATGAGGCATACTTAATCACAAATGAGTTTACAGATTCTCAAGGATTTATTGGAATAAAACTCTATGAACCATTATCAGATAATATTGAAGATTCTTCTTTAGGTTATTTTGTAAATGAAGTTTTAGAATCAGTTGAAGATAATATAAAATTAGTTCCGTTCGATAGAAATTTAGATTTAGAAAATTCTACATTTTTACGATTACCCAATTTGGGTTCTACTGATTCACCTATAGAATTTAGAGGGACTAATTTTAAAAACTATAATACTTTAGTCGGAAGTAATACTGATGTAATACAAGATATTGAAGATAAATTAGTCTCTGGTAGTTTGTTAGATGTTAAGGTAAATGTCGATTATCAAAAGAGAACTACTGAATTACAAGATTACAATGACAATGGATTTGGTAATTTTATTAACTTTAGTTCTGCTAAAGAAAGATTGAAAAATTTTAAATATAAGTTAGGACTTATAGAATTTTACACTATGAGTCAAAGTCAGTTTACTAATGTTTCAAGTTCAACCGAAAAACAAGAGTTTTATGAAACTAAAATTGACCAAGTAAAAAATAGTTTTGACCACTATGAAAGTTTTCTTTATAATGAATCTTCATCATATGTATCAAGTTCTGCAGGTCAATTCCATGACACAAGTTGGCCAAAAGAAAATAGTACAAGTCCTTATACATTAGTACCATCAACTGGTTCTGTAGCCGTTACGTGGTATGATAATATGATTGAAAGTGCATCCTTGTATGATACGATGAATGATAATAGGTTAGTAAATAATTTGCCAGGTCATATAAAGTTTGATGGAGAGGGTAATACCTTTATAGAGTTTGTTGATATGATAGGTCAACAATTTGATGAAACGTGGTTATACTTAAAACATTTTACTGACATCAATGATAGACAGGCTAAGTTTTCAGAAGGAATTTCTAAAGATATTGTAAAACACGTAGCAAAGGCATCTGGTTTAGAAGTTGTTAATGGAAATGATTTATTAAATCTTTCAGAATATTTGTTAGGTAAAAACATAGATGATGGTTCACAAACTTATGAAAAGGCACAAGAAGAAGTAACAGAAGAAATATGGAAACGAATACTTGCTAACTTACCTTACTTACAAAGAACAAAAGGTACGACTCGTGCTCTAAAGGGATTATTAAATTGTTATGGTATTCCGAGCACTATATTACGTGTGAGGGAATTTGGTGGGCCAGATTACAACGATAGAGTCAGTACGGATTTACAACGAAGGTTCACATATGCATTAGATTTCAAAGGTAGTCAGTATATAGAACATCAATGGACTACCGATAATTTAAGCGGAAAAGTACCAGAAACAATTGAGTTTAGATTTAGAACACCAAAAAGACAGAACCAAACTATAATACAAAAAGGAAATGAATGGGCAATATCACTTCTCGATGGTGGTGTTACTAATAAAGGAAAGTTGAAGTTTCAATTAAGTGGTTCGAGTGATAAATTTTTTATAACATCATCAACACAACAATTCTATAATGATGAGATGTGGAGTGTGATGTTAACAAGACGAAGTGCGAGTGGTGCTGATTTATCTGATGATAATGTATCACGTGATGTTACTTATGAATTAGTTACAAAACAATATGATGCTACAAGATTGAAAATAAATTATGAAACAAGTTCAAGTTTTTCAACGAGTTCTATAGATTTAAATGGTGCGTTTACTTCTAGCACAGCTGTATACATTGGTGGAAAAGGAACTACATTTGATGGGAATAACTTTAGTGGTTCAATCATGGAATATAGATTGTGGACTGAACCTCTATCACAAAGTAAGTTTGATAATCATGTTAAAACATCAAAGGCTTATAATGGAAACACTACATCTTCTCACGCAGATAATTTAGTTTACAGACTTACATTTGATGATAATGTAGATTTAAGTGGTTCGGCAGGAGTTAGGTTTGTAAGTAATAGTGTGGATAATACAACTTATCCAGCAAGAACAGGTTCACAAAATTCATTTACAGATAATTTTTATCGTAGTATTAGTGAAGTTGAAGAAATGACAATTCCTAATATTGGAGCAATTAGAAGAAACTCAAATAAAATACGAATTGAAGATAGTTTTTTAACTGGTTCATTATCACCTAATACTACTTTACAAGAGTCGTCTTTTGATTTTGCACCAGTAGATAGTAATAAACTTGGTGTTTATTTTTCACCAACCGATATTGTAGATAAGGATATTATTTATAGTTTGGCTGATGTAAATTATGATGATTACATTGGTGATCCAAGAGACCAATTTGAACAAGATTATCGTGGATTAAAAGATATACAAGAATCATATTGGAAAAAGTATCCTAAGTCAAATAACTTTTGGGATTATTTAAGAATATTGAAGTATTACGATAGTGGTATATTTAAGCAAATTAAATCACTATTGCCAGCTAGAGCAAAAACTACTCTTGGTGTATTAGTTGAACCAAATATATTAAATCGTAGTAAAGAAGTACTTGGTCAAATACCTACTTTTGAAAGTAATTATTATGAAAATGCTGGACAATATGATCAAGGTGTATTAGCAACAAGAATCATAAGTGGTTCTGATGATAACTTCCTTACAATTGTGGGTGAGTTTCCATATTATGAGGGAGAAAGTAATATAGCACGTTGGATACCTAAGTCGGGTTCTATTGGAACACTTGCAATGCCTTCACGATATAGTCTAAACGTTACTCAAAGTAATGAGTGGGGAACTAATTATGTTGACGCATCGATTACTGATGGTGATATTAAATTTGAAGAAGTAGTTAATCCTGTTATTACGGCATCAAGATTATCAGAACACAATTTTGAATATAGATACTATTTTGATAGTGCATTTTCTGCCAGCTTACATCCAACCTTTGGAGTAAATCCAATACACATTGGTGCTCTGAGTGGTTCAGCATCTACATATCAACGCTTTAGGCTTGGTCATAGAGCATTTATAGGACATTATAGTCACTCACTTGTACCTTCTGAAATTCAATCAGTAGCGTATGATTCAACTTTGTTTAGGTCATTCTATCAAGCCACATCACATGGTGCTGATAAAAACGATCCTAACTATCCTGCAGTAGAGATAACACTTACAAATCCAACAAGACTTGTTACGGTAGAACCAGGTGAATCACGTTTGGTAGACGATACCAAGGCAAATCCAAGAACTACTGACTTTTATAAAGACGGTAAAACAGGAGAAAATGGTTAATGAGATTAACCTAAAAGAAAATTTAGATTAAAATTTAACAAAACATATATTTATGTATGAGGAAAATTATCGTTTCTCATCTATCAATAGGAGATAAAATATGGGATTTTTAGACAACACGAGCATCACAGTAGATGCTATTTTGACAAAAAAAGGTCGTGAGTTACTTGCACGAGGTGATGGTTCATTTAACATCACTAAATTTGCACTTTCAGATGACGAAGTAGATTACAATCTATGGGACACTGCACATCCTAATGGTTCAAATTACTATGGGGCAGTTATTGAAAATACTCCAATATTAGAGGCATTTACTGACCAAAATCAAGTTATGAGATACAAATTAATAACGTTGAATAAAAACACCAAGAGGATGCCAATATTGAATCTCTCCGCACAAAATACAGATTTAACTTTCGGAGGGCCTGAAATTCCTATCATTGCTCAAAGTACTAACTCCAATGACGATACTTATACTTTTGAGTTGAATGATACAGATGTTGCATTCATGAAGAATGTTGTGAATGGGGAAGTATCATTCAGTTCTACTGAGCAATCAAAACAGGAAAATGAAAGAACTGCAGTTGTTTCAACAAGTGGTGAAGTTCGTTTAGAAGCACGACAATTACGTACGGCTAAATCAGCAAGATTGACTGTTACTGGTAATCAAACTGGTGTAACTAAGTCTATAACTATAACAACTTTAGCAGACCCCAACGCATAATATAAGGAATTAAAAAATGGCAGACGCATATAAAGATTTTACTATAGACACGGATGTAGTCTCAGATAGAACTACGGTATCAAGTGGATTATTTAGTGGTGGAGCTGGAAGTCTTACAACTTTCTATTCCGCATCTACTCAAGGTGCAAGTTCAGCATCTTACTTAAATGTATTTGATAAGGCACAGACAGATTCGACAAGAGAGGTACAATTTGCAGTAGGATACGCACATCATGGTGGAAGTGGTTCAATAGGAAACACAACTAAAACAAATGCTGGTAACAGAGAAACTGCTGGAATGTATAGACAATTTGTTAATGTTCTTTTACCTCCAAACCAAGATAAATTTCAATTTACAAGTTACACTTCTGCTTCTGATGATATATTTTTTGTAGTCATGAATAGGGCTCGTATGAGAGAGAAGATGGATCCAGGTAATTGGGAACTTCATCTCGGAAGTACTTTCCCTCTCGTTAAACTAATTGATGATAGTGGAGCAACCACAACACCTACGGTGAATCAAGCAGGACGTGTTTTTAATATTGTGAGTGGTTCAATCCAAAGTGGAACGGCAGATACATTTCTTACAGCAGCCGCTGGAGGTTCCGTTGGTAATTTCTATCCTGATTTAGGAATTATAATTATGGATGCATCTTATATACAATCAAAAGCTTTAGTTACTACTACAAAGAGTACAAATACTTTTGATGATACTCCATCTGAATTCTTTAAACAAATGAATGGTGCTGGTGGATATTTTGCAGCACGTAGAGAAGAAGAAGTAACTTCAACGATGTATTTCTGTAGAGCGAATAACAAAGAATTTAACTTTAGTAACAATCCAACATTTGCAACTAAATCTGGTGATACTGAGGGTGTGTTTACACAAACTACATTTGAGGGAGATCCTAAAACTTTTGTAACTCAAGTTGGATTATACAATGATAATAGTGAATTATTGGCAATTGCTAAGTTAAGTAAACCTGTTCTAAAATCATTCTCAAGGGAGGCTGTAATTAAGGTCAAGCTTGATTTCTAATAGGGGATACTAATGTATAAATTGATAGACCCCCAAAATATATCCAAGAGGTCTTTTACAACTAATAAAAAGTTTACTGTCACTAACAACGATAGTGCCAGTTTTGGTAATTTTGCTATTAGGGCTATAAGTAGCTCACATCATAATTATGCAACCTCATCGGATACGGTTACTCACATTGTATCTGGTTCAATTTCGAGTAGTTATTACGCACTTCCAACTTATAGTGTTATTAGAAAATTATACTATGAGGATATTCACAGAAGATTTAATACTAAGAAACTCCAAAAAACTGAATTATCTACTACTGCTAATGTATTTAGTATACCAAGAAATCTAATAGGAGAGAGAATAAAACCAGGTAGTGTTAAATTATCTGATACTTCATTAGGACAAACTTTTGACATTAGAGATGATGAAGACGGCAATTTATATGACTATGGAAATTTTTCTGGTAGTTATGCGGCATATAAATCAAGTTCATTTGATAGGTCTCAAGGAATAAACGTTAGTGGTAGTGGTAGTCAAATTGGTAACGTGTTTTACGAACATGGTATAATGACCATAACCGATACTGGTTCTTATAGAGATGTTGGGTTCGGTTCAGCTTATACATTAGACTTTCAGGCAACTCAAAAACATTATGAATATGAATATGTTTGTTCTGTTGGCCAATATGAATTTAATTCCACAATGAACATAAGTGCAACTAAAGATAGAAGTGGTAGTATTTCTATTACTGCTGGGCCTGAAACTGTAATTACTGATATAACAGGAAAACCCATTTTAGATGATGGTAGAAAACAAGTAATATATAGTACATCACCTTATAGTAAGTTACCTCCTGGTTCTGCACCAAAAGGAGAAATAATTTCTAATGGTGGATTTGACCAAGTTGTTTCTACTAATGGTACTTCAGTTTTAGGAGATTGGAGTACTGATGGTACAGCGACACTCTTTACTTCTTCTAATGCTGAACTAATATTATCGGCAAGTGCTGGTAATTGGCCAGCTCATGTTGCTCGAGCATCACAAGAAATAAGTGTTAAAAAAGGAAAAGATTATTTAATAACTGGTAAATATAGACCAGGAACAAGCTTAGCAAATGGTGGTTATGGACAAGTCTATATAGGAGATGATGAATATTTTTCAGGTAACTATAGGGCCATAAGTAGTCAATTGAGAACTACTACTTCAGAACTTACAAGTTCTTGGCAACTTCCATTTCGTGCAACTTCTGATACTCATTATGTTTTACTTTCTATGTTTAGGAATGCACAAAACGATGATGTTATATGGGATTCTGTTTCATTAAAAGAGTGGCACGGATTTGAAAGTGGAATTGGTGATTATCAATCATCATATCAGGCCACCGATACATATGAAAATTTTGTAACACACTCGGAGTTCAGACCATATGTTACACAAGTAGGGTTATATGATGAACAAAACAGGTTACTCGCACATGCCAAACTCGGCAAGCCAATTAAACTTGATGACCAATACGATACATCTTTTGTCGTTAGGTTTGATGTTTAACAAATATATATTATATTTATAGTATGTAAATAAAGTCTATACCTTTTAATCTAAAGGTTACATTAATTAGTAAATATTTGGGGAAATGGATGCGCAAGTTTCTATTAAGTCTCATGATAATGGTGATGAGTTTATCATATGCTCAAACACCAATCATTAGACTTTTACAATCAAGAACATATGATACACCAATGTTTTGGTGGAGAGATACCTTAACTCATAAGTTAAGAGGATATTTAGCTGACGATACTACTGGTATGTCAACTGCTAATGCTGCCTCTGGTGTTGCTTATAAAAATAATAACTTTGATGCTTGGAGAGATTCAGTAATGACTATTGCCGTTACACTTGATGATAAAGGAGCAAGTGTTACTGCATTTCGTTTAGATTTAGTGTTTGATAATGATTTAATAACTTGGGGACACGACTCAACACGTGTAGAGAAAGGTGCATATATTAATGGATGGACTGAGGGAGATAGTGCAGCTGGTGCACATTATTCGTATGAAGTAGTTCGTTATGCAGATGTTGGGTATACTGATTCACTAGCTGCAGCTGGTAGTGAGAAATCTGTAAGTGCAGCTAGATACGATTGGTTAAGAATTACAATGGTATCACATAACGGAAACGTTAAGACATTTGGTAATGGAAATAATACCCAAACAGAATTGTTAAAATTACATTTTAAAATAAATGATGTTGTTGATAATTTTTCACCACAATCATTTAGAGTGGCTACTAACTATGAGGGTAGTACAGGATATTATACTTATTTAACTAATGGTAATTATGCTTCTAATTATAAAGTTTATATAGATGGAAATGTTGGTACACAAACAGATGGTGTTGGTAATGCTCGTGGTGATATTACATTACATCCAAAACTTTTAGATGTTGAGGGTTACTTTAGATACGTACAAGGTAAAGGTAGAGCCGTTGGTTCGGCCTTTACAACCGCAACCGAGAATACATATCCATATTGGAAAGTCAAGTTTGAATTATGGGAAAGAGCAGCTGGTAAATCTAATTGGTATAACATACAAAGTATTGCAAATGACGCAAGTAAAACTGACGAAGACTTGAGTGATGATGTTATAGGTGGTGCTGGTACATATTATTATGATAAAAAGTCAACCACTGCACTTCAGACAACTACGGGTAATGGATTCTTAGGTATAAGTTATTACGATTCAACTTATACTGATGACAAGGGTTACTTCAATATTCAGTTACCAAGAAACAATGATTATCGTATATCATTCTGGCCACCTGATGATGATGACGATATAGAGAATCATAACCAAACTAAATTTGATAGAGAGGCCATTACTAATATAAATGATGCAGTTATGTCATTTAATTTCCAATCAGGTAAACATCACAATTATAATAGTGGTGCTGGAAGAATTGATACGTTAAATTCTATTGAATACTTTATCGGTGATGTTGATGGTGATGACAAGTTCTTTTTAAATGACACATATATTTTATGGAGTTATGTATCGGGTATTATGAGTCAATACGCACACCATAGTTATGATGTTGTTGCAGACTCACTACAAGATTGGTCTTCGATTGACAATTTTAATGGCACTAATACAACATATAATTACTATCAGACTTTGATGGCTGGTGATACAAGAAAACAAAAATATGAGTTCACGGTATTTTGGGATAAGAATTTTAATCAGTCACAGGCTCTTACATATGGTGAGATTGAAACAATAAACCCACTTATGAATGATATCGTAACTGGCCAAGACACTTTATATATTAGTTTAGTGGGTAATAATCCTGATGGGGATGCGGATTCCTCACGTTATCTGTATGATGATCCTGTAGATTTCACACTTGACAGTATAGCTTACTTTTTCACTGGTGATATAAACACTACGGGTACAAAAGTTAAGGCTACTATGTCTAATGCAAATACATCTGATCCAGGTTCAGGTATTGCTAACGCTAATAGTTCTGGTTATCAAACATTAAATGGTTCGACATTTTATCGTTGGGCAGGTGGTAGTGCACCAGGTGAACATTCTAATAAAATTTATGATCCTAATGTACCAGGTAGTTTATCGAAATTAACATCTGACATAGGTGAGTATAATGTTAAACTTTCATTACCAAGTGATTCTACTGTTAGAGTTCAGTCTGGTAATCAGATAGAAGTTCCTCTAACTGTTACACCTAATGAGGGTGTTACTATAGCAGCCTTTGAATTTGAAATAGAATTTAAACCTGAAGATTTGACATTTATAGATGTAAAAACTGATGTGTTACCAGGGCCGTGGATGACATATGTAAATGTAGGTGAAGTTGTTGATGGGTGGCAAAGAGTTTCTTTTGGTGGTATGGATTACTCACCAAGTAACGCACCAGAAAGATATTTAATTAACAAAGAGGTAGTTGGGTTGAAATTATTATTTTCTGCTGATTTCCCACCTGGTGAGTGGACAGATGCACCGATAAGATTTGTCGGTAAATATGCTGCAGCATCACCAGCTGGTAGAGACTTGACAATGAAACGTGATGATGGTTTGGTTCGTGTATGGAACAAGTATTGGTTGTTCGGTGGTAAAAAACCTGAGAACGAGGAAATAACTTATAACTTTCCAAACCCATTTACAGAGAATACAAAGTTTCAGTTTTATCTTTCTGAACCACAAAATGTTAAACTTTATATTTTAAATTCTATCGGTCAGAGAGTTGGAACACTATTAAATGAACACGTGTTGTCAGGAATACATTATTTTGATTTTACAAACGAACCAAGCATTTGGATACCTGAACAAAGTGTATATGAATCACATCAAAAATTAGAACCAGGTGTTTATATATTTGTTTTACAAACAGATAAAAGAATCAAAACATCTAAATTTACGGTGGTAAAATAATGGATGAATGGCAATTCTTTTTAGTAATAGCATTGATGTTACCAGCATTATATTATACGATGAAATTTATCGTGTGGTTTTCTGAAAGAGTAGAAAGAAAA